GAGAACAGGAGAAACAAAAGAAAGAGAAATGACTTTAGTACCTGAGAATACTAGAGGTATGGATGCTCGTGCATTAAATGATGGAGATAAACTAGGTGGTAGAATACTTATGTTTGACGTTGAATTTTGTAAGTGGGCAGATATAAGAGAAGATACAATTATAAACTGGAAGAAATACTAATGTGCGGTTTTGTTGTAAGTACCGAAGGAAATAATATAGATGACATGCTAGATGCACAAAGATTTAGAGGGCCTGATGCTCGTGGTGAGACTATTAGGTACTTCAACGCATTAACATGGAGCCATGTATTATTAGATATTTCAGGAGAAAAAGAAGTTCAACCCTACATAACAAGCAAGGGAAACATAATGGTATTTAATGGAGAAATGTATGACTCTAATATACCAAATGATACTAAATTTTTGGCAGATGGTTATGAGAAATATGGATTTAAATTTATAGAGTTTACAAATTGGCACGGGTCTTTTTGTTATATGGACTATAAAAAAGGAATATGTGATATTGTAAGAGATCATTTTGGTACAAAACCTTTATGGATGAGAAGAGAAAAAAATAAAGGTATAAGTATAACGACAAGCCTAGCAAGTTTTAAAGATTCAAAAGCAGAACCTTTAACAGATAAATTTCTTGGTAATGCTATATGGATAGGAAAGAATAGTCCTTTTGAGGGAGTCAGAAAAGTAGAACCTGGACAATTGTATCATTATAACATAGCTTCAGGAGTACTAAAAAGAGGTTTAAATTTATGGGGAGGTTATAGAATAGAAAATAATCCCTTTAACCCAGAGCAGTTTAAAACTGAGTTAATAAAAGGCATAAGGAAAGTAGCAAAAAATAAACAAAAAACAGCTATATTTTTAAGCGGTGGATTAGACAGTACTTGTGCATTAGGTGTAGTAAAAGATATGGGATTAGATTTAACTGCTTATATTTGTGCATACTCTGACGAAAAAGGAGATATGTATAGACAGGAAATATTTGCAGACGAATCAAAACTAGCAATTAAGACTTGTGAAGAGTGGGGAGTTCCATATAAAGTAGTAACTCTAACTAAACAACAAAGAGATGACTACGGAAAAGCATGGCTTGAAGGCAATAATTATATATGGAATGATAATAATAGAAGAGCACCTAGATACGCTCTTGCTAAAGCAGCATCTGAAGATGGTTGTAAGGTCGTCTTGACAGGGGATAGTGCAGATGAGTTTTTTAGTGGCTATCAACATCATGCTAAAAGATACACAAAAGGTTATAATGATAGTTGGAAAGAAGAATTTCCTAAAAGAGAGCCTTGGGTACAAAGTAGCATATTTGAACACGATAAGCAAGGATTTAACTCTACACTATTTATAGACTTAATGATAACAAGTGAAAACAATGTGTTAGCTGCTGACCAGACTTGTGGGTTATTTGGAATGGAGTCGAGACCTGTGTATCTTACACAAGAATTTGCTAGATATATTTATCAACAAGATGGTAGAGTAAAGATGAAACTACATAAAGACTACTCTTCAGGAACTTATAAATATTTATTACGAGAAGTTATGAAAGACTATTTACCAAAACATATACAAGATAGAAAAAGAAAATGTGGATGGTCTAGTCCTTGGGATAATAATTCTAATGCAATGAAAAAACAAAATAAAAAAGTATGGGAAGAATGGACAAAACAATAGGATTTACTTGTGGAGCATTTGATTTGCTACATGCAGGACATATAGTAATGCTAAAAGAAGCAAAGGATAACTGCGACCATTTAATAGTAGGGCTACAAACAGACCCGAGCATTGACAGACAAGATAAGAATCAACCAGTACAATCAGTATTTGAAAGATATATACAATTAAGAGCAGTAAAGTATATTGACGAAATTGTCCCTTATGACACAGAACAAAGTTTGTTAGATTTGCTAGAAGCAACACCAATACATCTTAGATTTGTAGGTGAAGATTGGACAGATAGACATTTTACAGGAAAAGGATTACATGAAGTTTTTTACACTAGTAGAGCTCATTCTTTTTCTAGTACTAATTTAAGAAATAAGATAAATGAAAGCAGTTCTAAGTAACAGAATATACATGAGTGTAACTAAAGAGTTACATAATTCTATAGAAAAAGAACTTACTTATACTATTGCTCCTCGTATACCTTCAGACCCGCCTTTAGTATTTAAAACAATTCGTTTTATAAAAGAAGGTTTGATTTCTATACCTATCGGAAGAATGGATTTAATCCCAGATGATTACGAAATAATAGATAAGAGAACTAAGTCGCCAATAGAACATGCAGACTTTAAGTTTGATTTACGACCAAGCCAAAAGGCGGTTCATGATGAGATTAATGACAATGCTATAGTTAACGCTTGGGTAAGTTGGGGAAAGACTTTTACAGGTTTAGCTATCGCAGCGAAGCTTGGTCAGAAAACACTTGTTGTTACTCACACTACCAACTTAAGAAATCAGTGGGAAAAAGAAGTACGAAAATGCTTTGGAATTGAACCAGGCAGAATAGGTAGTGGAGACTTTAAAATTGACGCTCCTATAGTTATCGGGAATATTCAGAGTTTATACCGAAAAATGGACGACATAAAACAAGAATTTGGAACATTGATTTTAGATGAAATGCACCATGTTAGTAGTCCTACTTTTACTCGTATAGTAGACGAAATGCCCACTCGTTATAAGATAGGACTTACAGGAACATTAGAGCGTAAGGATGGAAGGCATGTAGTTTTTAGAGATTATTTTGGTAACAATATTTTTAAACCGCCAAAAGAAAATTATCTTACTCCTTCTGTACATATAGTAAAATCAGATATAAGATTTTTAGATGGTTCGTTTACGCCATGGGCAGAAAGAATCAATGACTTAGCATATAAAGAAGAGTATGTACATAGTGTGGCTATGGTTGCTGCAAAATATGCTGCTTTAGGACATAATGTATTAGTAGTATCAGATAGAGTATTATTTTTAAAAGCATGTGCTAGACTAGTAGGAGATAATGCAGTATCAATTACAGGGGATATGGATTTTCAAGAAAGAGAAGATACTATGAAACTAATAAAAGGTAAAAATAAAAACATTTTATTTGGAACACAGTCTATTTTTTCAGAGGGAATATCACTAAATGAGTTAAGTTGTTTAGTATTAGGAACGCCAGTTAACAATGAGCCTCTTCTCACGCAGTTAATAGGTAGAGTTATAAGAGAACAAGAAGGAAAAATACAACCAGTAGTGGTTGATATACATTTAAAAGGAAAAACAGCAACCCGCCAAGCCAATGCTAGGATGGGTTACTATATAAAACAAGATTATGAGGTAAAAATATTATGAATGAACCAAGAGAAATTACTCTAAACATAGAGGAAATGCGAAAAAATAAAGTATTTTTAGCTACGCCTATGTATGGAGGTATGTGTCATGGACTATATACTAAGTCTTTGATGGACACAACAGGGACAGCTTTATCCCATGGATTATATCTACAAATATACTATATGTTTAATGAAAGCTTAATTACTAGAGCTAGAAATTATTGTGTAGCTAATTTTTTAAAGAGTGAGTGCGAATACTTACTTTTTGTAGATAGTGATATTGCATGGGGAGCTATGGATTTGATGTACATGTGGCATCTAATCTCAGAAAACCCCGAAAAGTACAGAGTACTATGTGCTTTATATCCTAAGAAAACTATAGCTTGGGAGAAAGTACTACATGCAGCAAAAAGCGGTGCATATGACGATGATCCTAGAGGACTAGAAAAGGTTGCAGGAGATATGGTATTTAATCCTTTACAGGATGAGTACCCAGGTGGACAAGCTCCTATATATGAGCCTGTAAAAATTAAAGAAGGTGCAACAGGATTTATGCTTATTCATAGGTCTGTATTTGAAGAATACGACAAAGCTCACCCAGAAAGATTATATACTCCTGACCATTTAAGAGAAGGAGAGTTTGACCGAGGCGAACAGATTATGGCATATTTTGATTGTATAATCAATGACCAAAACAGATATTTAAGTGAAGATTATATGTTCTCGGAAACTGTAAGAGCATTGGGTATAGATATATGGGCACTGCCTATGGTAGAATTAATGCATTCTGGAAGTTACATATATCAAGGTAGTTTAATTAAAATGGCACAAGCGGGAGTACACGCTACTTTAGACCCAGCAGATGAAAAATTACTAAGAAAAGCAAGTAAACAAGGTGGCCATATTCAGCAGAAACCTCCTTATGGTGCTGAGAAAAATAGTTCTTGACACAATCTTAAAAATTTGTTATAATATGTTACTATTTAATTGGAATAAGATAATGAGAGTAAGCGAAGGAAGTGTTGACGATATAATACAAATCCTTCGCATTATGACTTATAAGATTCAACCAAAAAATTACTATGATAAGACATTTAAGTTTTATCAGCATCGTTTCGGCGGCAAGTCGTATCTCCAAAATCCGAGAGAGCTACTTGAAGTTGGGCGCACATTTAGTGATAGAGAAGTTGTAGAGTATGCAGGTGTCGCATCCTTTCGCAATTATCACGACTATGTGAATACTAAAGACACCACACTAGACTGTTTGTTATCACCGATATCAGACGAAATTATAAAAAATAACAGACTGCTTGATATAAAGGATGGTCGGATTACCTTTATGTTCGAGGAGACAATGGAGAAATAAAATGGCAATTGGATTCAACCAAACCAAGGGCTCAGCCCAAAAAAACAAAATAGAAACATATAACTACGCAGGTAAAGAAGACCACCACGTAAGACTGGTAGGAGATTTACTTCCTAGATATGTGTACTGGATTAAAGGAGAAAATGGCAAAAACATTCCTATGGAGTGCTTATCTTTTGACAGAAACTCTGAAACATTCAACAATGTAGAACATGACCATGTTCGAGACTTTTACCCTGATTTAAAATGTGGATGGAGTTATGCC